TTCACTTTGATATTGGGCCACAAATGATATTTTTTCAATACCATAATCAAACAATTAGCATATGTCTTATTATCATCGTTAATACTATTATAAATATCATAAGTCTCTGAAATAATTTCATTGACGTTTTTTGGGAAACTGATTGTGGGTTGAGTTGAATTCATAATTGTTATTAATATAAGCTATAAGTCTTATATCAATTTTTATTTNTCTACTTTATTTTTACAATATTTATCATACCATTGTTGTCCTACTATTTTTGANGCATCATCGCTCGTCATTTGATTTTGTATAATACCTTCGCGCATTTTCAAGAAATATTCNAAACTCTNATATTCAAAACCTTCTTCTTTTGTNACCATTTGGTATAACATAGGATATCTTTGTTCGAAGAATTCAACTTTCGCGATATTATCTTTTAAACTGGCTATAATATCTTTAAATTCCATTTTATTTCTTTGTTCTTCTATGTAAAGCATAATATCTTGTACGATCGTTCTTATTTCATTAGTTTCCATGCCATCTTTTACAAAAGCGTGGTCGTCTTGTGTCTTCTGCTTTTTATCTTTTCTACCCATTTATATATTGTTAATATAATATTCTTCTTTATATACTTAGATAAAAATGAGTACATAATTAATATAATCTCTTAAATTTCAAAAAGTTTATAAAAATCATAGAAAAATAAGATTATGTACTCGTTTTCAATATATATATATATAATATAAATAGAGATATCATAATGAAAAAAGAATTAGAATATGCTGAGCTTGATTATTCGCCCAATGTAAATGTACCGCCTCCTCCAAAAAATGCAGGATTATATACAGGAGATGTGCTATTTGATAAAAAACCTTGGGGTAATACTTATGTAATTCCTTATGTTGAACCAGATGCGGTTTCATATAGTGCGCTTTTTTATGCGAACCACCATATACCGTCATACAATAGACCAGGTAATAATACAGTAAAAACTGACTTATATAAAAAATATAATAAAACGGATGATAACTATAATTTCAGCTGTCACATCAATGAAACCTTTGGTTGAGGTTTCCTAATATTATCCTTATTTTTTCTAAGAAAATCACAAATGTACTTATATGTTTCGTTAACCTGTTCAAAAGTTATCCCTCCCGTAATTAGGATACTACCGCTTTCAAATAATGCTCCCGTTACTTTCTTACAATCACCTATTTTACAACCACTACCTTTGCCATAACAATTCGTCGGACAATTACAAATACCATTCTTACACTCGCTAATTTTATTCCAGAAATATTCTAGTTTTACACCTTGATAAATACCTGGTTGAAAAGAGCATTTGTTGTTATAATTCTCACCAATAAATAATCTGTGAATTTCCTTACGTTTTAATTCAAATCCAGTTGTCATCTCTGGATTAGTATATACTTTGAAATCTGTATTAATCATCCTGATTTTAAAGTTCTGATAACTCAACATATTAATATCATTGTCTTCTGATAAAATTGTATGTGTTACATTTTTATAAATATTTCTAATATTTTCAATAATATAATTTACGATAATTTCAGTATCCGTTACCTTCTTAATACCCGTCAATTGTATGTTTCCATTTTTAAAGATTTTTACATTTGGAATATATTTATCATTAAACATATAAATAATAGTAACTTGATTATCAAATCTATTTTTTTTAACCTTATCCTTCTTGCTTTTACGACGTTTCTTTGGATATGTTCCCCTTGACACATCTTCCCCATCCTTCATAAATTGAATCCATACGATACCTTCTTTGTTATCAAAACATTCTTGTTTAATATCAATATTATCAAACAAGACATTTAAATTAAGATTAATATTTACACCAATATTGGCATTGCAAGTGATTGTTGAAATTCTATACGGAGAAAAGTAAATTTCTGACATTATACGTAATATATAAAGGATATACGCCTTATATCATTTTTTATTTTACGGCCTTTAATTTATTTTCAATTATATTCTTTAATATTGAAGGTTCTTTTCCTTGGTTATTGATATTATCTGTTATATTTTTGATATAAGATGTATTAACTATTTCGTAGTTATGTGTGGTTGTTATCATTGGTGGTAAATTTAATATATGTGTTTTATCATTGGTTAAATGACTGCTTCTAAACTCTTCGATTGTTAATGGTCCGTTGAAGATTTTTAGTAAAAATCGCGATGGCGATGGTCTTATTGGTCTATTACACCCATAATGTTTACTCAACATTTGTATCAGGCTATTGATTTCCCAAACCTTATCGCTCCCACAATGCGATGAGAAATTATAAGCATTGGCACATTCAAGTGAGCAAAAACTACCAAATAAAACATAAGAATCTGTTTTAACATTATATTTATAAGGCATCCCATATGCTCTGTTTTCTATCGGATGACAACACCAATAACAGTTATTGTTACAGTTAAGTATATCTTTTGAATAGCCATAATCTAACATAAATTCACTATTTGTATCAATGTTTTCTAGATTATTGTCCTGTATATTGTTATAATGATTTGAATCATTTAAATAAAAACAATCCGGTTCATAAGGTTTTGGTTGTTCATGTATATTATTATTATCAACCGTGTCATTTATATCCTCGGTTATTGGTAATTGTAATATAATATCTTCGTTTTCAACCAGTGTTACATCTTTTATCATAGTATTCATTAAGTTTTTTTTCTTTTTCAATTCTATTGCTTTGTCATCTTGATTTTTTGATTTTCTAGGCATTTTATATTTTATTGTTAATGTATATAAGGCTATATTATTTATATGTATTTTAATCAAAAAACTTTTTATAATTTGACATACTGCTAACAATATCTTTATTCATTTTTTCTATTGGTGTTATAGTTTGCTTTTTTAAATTAGTAGTAGCAGAGGGTTTTATACATTTATTCTTAATCTCCTTTATCTCTTTACTTAAAGATGCAATCACATCAATTAGATATTTTATTATAAAACCTGCTAATAATATAATTACTAATACAATTAAATCCATTCTTACTACTTTCAATGAATAAAAAAATTAAATAAATCTCAATTGCGCACTACCATTTATTATAGAAAGAATATTCATTTCTTTCACAAAGAATTTAGCTTCATATAACACATTGTATTCATAAGTCTCCCCTAATATAGCTTTTGTCGCATTTTGTATGGAATTGAATATAACATCGTTATTATAATCATTTGTTTTTACTGTAACAGATGTTTTAATTTGCGAATTGTTATATGAACCAGAAGCATTGATTTTCTCAGGAAATAATGCAAACGAATAACAGTATATTCCCGTTCTAGGTATATTAGTGTGATAATAATATGGTTGAATATTATTATAATATTCTGCATTATAATCTGCGCGACTTGTATCATTGGCCCATTTAATAACCGCTCTATTCATAATACTCATATTTTCGGCATATATAGGTGATGCAGTGTAATTAATATAATTATTATATTTATTTAACATATCATTTCTTCTAATAAACCATATAATTTCTTTAACATGATTGTTAGCATTAGTAATATCACACGTTACAGTAGATTGCGCAGATGTGTCAATATTTAATTCAGTCAATTTTACAGTATCTATAATATAATCCATACTATTCGTTTCAAGAAGCATTTTACTCCTTTCTGTACTGTCTAAAAATACATATGTCAAATGTAATTTATTTTGAACATCGTGATTCTTATTTTTTATAAATGTTCTAATTGATATGTTAGAATTATGTAGAGAATTATAAAAACTACTTGATACATATGTATTCAATTTATTCGTCCATACTTTATATAAACCTTCAATTGCGCGCTTATTAGTATATACGTCTAATGTTACTTCATTATTTGCCAATTTTAATAAAGGTAATGCCAATGATGGATTCCTTGTAAACCAAAAATTTAATGGTATCTGTATTTCCCGTTCTTTAATACTAGGTGAACTGCTCGTAAATGTAGAAACCGGATAATTAATATTATATAACTTATTATTAACAAATGTATATTTTGCCTGAAAACTATACGGTGCCGTATATTCTAATACATTGCCTATCAACTTATTATATTCTATACCATCTTTATTAGTTAATTCATTCCAAATATTCATCCAATCGCTATATAATGTTTCAATAGTATTTCCATCTATCAATAATTCTGCGCGATCTATATAATTATAACCTATATTTTCAACCCATCTAAATCTTAATTCATTGCTAGAATATATATTTGGTATTTTAAATGATAAATACATATTTGTTAATAAATCTGCCCGCCTTTCAATCTTATATGTCATCTTTACACTTTGATAAAATCCACCACTCGCATTATTTATCGGAGGAGTCTCATAGCTATCTAATGAAAAGTTGGTGTGTTTTTTATAAACATACTTGTAATAATTAATACACGGATTAGTTGTTATATATTCATCCATTTGTCCATTTAAAACCAGCTGCATTAATCCGCCACCCATTTTATTGTTATATTAATACCTTAATAATATCTTATATATTATTAATAAATTTTTCTAAATCAACATATGTTCTGCCCCCCTCATATGATTTAACCATTTTATCATTGTTATCAGATTTATCTATAAGTAATATTGACGGAAACCCCTGTATATCAAACTTTTTAATTCGGTCCATCTTATCTTTCATGTTATATTTCTCAAATTTACACTTATCCGAATTGGCACTCTCTAATTTTTCCCAAATACCACTTTTACTGAATTCATCACAATGACCACAGCCGTCCATATAATAATATTCTAAACTATACTTTTTGTTATTGTTATAAAAAGTCTCACATATATTCTTACTGTTCAACAATAAAACGAATAATATTAATACAAATGTCGCTAATATAACATATTCTATCTTAAATGTTTTTTTCGCCATTTAATATATACTTCTAAAATAGTAACAGATTATTTTTTTTTACAACATGGTGTATTAACTAAATAACTGTAAAAATCATCACCATTATTATCAATAAATTTTTCATAATTAGTTTGTTCGATCATTAATATTCGGCAATCTAATTTATCATAGTTTGAATATTTATCGTCATTTATCATATATACACTATTATTATTATTTTCCAATAAATATTTATAAATAACTCCATTTTTTTTTAAACCGTAAACTATAAGAGTTCTATATACTGATTGATTTTTATAAACCTCTTCCAATTTGTTTACAAAATCACTTAACGATTCAATGCTATTTATAGCAAGCGTCATTTTATATATAATATTAACAATGCCTTATGTATTTAATTATATAAGATTATTTATATAGTATTATACATTGCAATGAATGATAGTATTATTAAAATAGATATATCTTATTTTCAAAAGAGATATGAACAAATCGGGGAAATACCGGAAAATATTAAGAATAAAGCTATTGATTTAAGTGAAAACTATAACTGTTTTAAATCATATTACGACCCTAAAATGATATGGGCGAAAAAAGTTTATAATAAAAAAGAAAAAACAATAGCTCCAAAAAATAGATTTCATATTATAATTCCTGATTTTACCGATAATTCATTATTGAAACGTAAAATACTAGGTTTACTTAATAAAATAACAACCAAAAATAAATTATCATT